GCACACCTTGTGTTTCTTGATCATCGTTTTCGCGGAAAGCCGTACAGGTTTCCCGTTGAAAACAAAACGGGGTGCAAGCACCCCGCCTCGCAGAATAAAAATGGTGCGCCCGGAGAGATTCGATCCGGTGAGTAAACCCGCGAATCAACACCTTGCCGAGCAGCGAACCGGCACATTTTGCACGAAATCATCCAGGTGTGCCAGCCCCCTGTGCTGTGCGCTGGCACACCGCGGTTCACCAGTGCCCACACTCGCATACGCCCGGTTGAGCTTATCCATAGGGAGAGACCTAGCATGACGACCAATGTCGAACGTCAACAGCAGCTCGAACAAGAGTGCCTTGGTATGGGCGTGAACCGCTACCGCGGAGACGTCGCCCTGCCGTGGCAAGAGTCGACCCACTTGCACGAGGAGACCGACAAGACCCCCGGCAAAAAGCTCCTGTCCGACAGCCTGGAACCGCTGGCGGATGCTATCGCCATCTTCGTGGAGAACTCCTCGAAGGGGCGTGCTGGCACCCGCGTCGCCGCAGCCCTGCCGTACCTGGCTCACGTCGATCCCCTGCAGGCCGCCTACATCGCCGCCAAAGTGTCCATCAACAAGGCAGCCCGCGGTCTCACCGTGCAGGCTGCAGCGATCGACATTGGCACCACCCTCGCCGAGCACATGAACATGGTGCGCATGGCAAAGGATGCCCCCGGCCTGTACCGCAAGGTTTCCGAGCAGCTCAAGCGGTCGACCTCCAGCAAGCACCGGCTCGGCGTCTATCGGCACGTGCGCGAGAAGTACAAGCTGGAGACGCTCACCTGGTCCGAGAAGGACAAGCTCCAGGTGGGCATGAAGCTGGTGGAGCTGTTCGTCACCATCACCGGCCTGGCCGAGATTCAGCGCGACACGCGCGGCAAGAACAACACCCCGACCGTCCTCAAGTTCGCCCCCGAGGTGGCCGAGTGGCTGGTCAAGGCGCACGCGAAGTGCGAACTCCTGGCCCCGGTGCACATGCCGATGGTTGCGCCACCGAAGCCCTGGACCAACCCCTACACGGGTGGCTACCTCACCCCACTCATGCACACCCGGTTCGTGGCCTCCCGCTCGGGTGGCTACCTGGATGAACTCGGCGGCATCGACCTGTCCAAGCTCTACGCTGGCGTGAATGCGGTGCAGGCAACCCCCTGGAAGATCAACCGCGCCATCTACGACGTCATCGTCCAGCTCTGGGAAACGGGTGGCAATGTGGCGGGCCTTCCCCGCCGCGGTGAGTATCCGATGCCACCGATCCCCGCGGGCATCCCGAAGGGCGTCAAGACGGTGGACCTCCCGCTGGAGCAGCAGGAAGCCATGAAGGTCTGGAAGGCCGAGGCGGCGAAGGTCTATGCCGACAACGGCCGGCTGGGGTCCGAGCGCGTCTCCCTGGCCCAGGCACTCTACGTCGCCAATCGCTTCAAGGACGAGGAGGCGATCTACTTCCCCCACTACGTCGACTTCCGCGGCCGCATCTACCCCTTCGCGTCCTACGTGAACCCCCAGTCCGACGACGTGGGCAAGTCCATGCTGCAGTTCGCCGTGGGCAAGCCGCTGGGCGAGGACGGAGCCTTCTGGCTGGCCGTCCACATCGCGGGCCTCTGGGGCGTCGACAAGGTGTCCTTCGATGACCGCGTGCAGTGGGTCGTGGACAACGAGGAGCGCATCCTCGCGTGCGCCGTCGACCCGCTGGCCGAGGACGCTTACTGGCGTGAAGCCGACAAGCCGTTCCAGGCCCTCGCAGCATCCATCGAGTGGGCCGGGTACAAGCTGGAGGGCAACGCCTACGTGTCCCATCTGCCGGTGGCGATGGATGGCTCGTGCTCTGGTCTGCAGCACTTCTCGGCCCTCCTCCGCGACGAGGTTGGTGGAGCCGCGGTGAACCTGGTGCCGCACGACAAGCCCTCCGACATCTACATGACCGTGGCCGATCGCGCCCAAGTCATGTCCGATAGTTCCGGTTCCGCAATGGCTCCGGTATGGGAAGCAAAGGTGTGCCGCAAGATCGCCAAGCAGCCGACGATGACGCTCTGCTACTCCGCCACGAAGTTCGGCATGCAGGCGCAGATCGAGCATGCCCTCGCCAAACTCGACGAGGATGGGCCGTACCTGGACAAGGACGTCTCCCGGCACGACGCCTCGGTCTACATGGCCGGCATCATCTGGGAAGCCATCGGTGACGTCGTGGTGGCTGCCAAGGGCGCGATGGCGTGGCTCAAGAAGGTGTCCGACGTGCTGAGCGAAGTGGGCCTGCCGATCCGTTGGACGTCGCCGATTGGCTTCCCGGTGCTGCAGGAATACCGGGAGCAAGTCGGGGAGCGCGTCAACGTGTTCGTGGGTGGTCAGCGACTGCGGCTCACCCTGGTGTCCGACTCGTCCAAGCTGGCGTCACGCCGGCAGAAGGCTGGCATTGCCCCGAACTTCGTCCACTCGCTCGACTCGGCCCACCTGATCTCCACCGTCAACCTGGGCCTCCTGAATGGCCTGGAGAACTTCGCGGTGATCCACGACAGCTTTGCCACGCATGCCTGCGACGTGTCGATGCTCAACGCCGTGCTGCGTGAGGCGTTCGTCGAGCAGTACCGCGGGAACATCCTGGAGGACTTCCGAGAGGAGGTGATCGAGCAGCTCCGGGTAACGGCCCCGGAAATGGTGGAAAAAATTCCGCCGACTCCCCCGATGGGCAACTTGGATATTGAAGCTGTGAAGGACAGCGACTTTTTCTTTGCCTGATAGTTCCTGATCCGGAACTGTCCCAGCATCACCACTGCCCACACTCGCATATCCAACATTCACCCAAGAGGAAACGGCCGTGTAACCGCCAGCCCAACTCGTTTTCTGCCCTTCGTTCCAGATCACCAGAGGACCACCGACATGATCGCTCCGCACACCACCAGAGACGGCATCTCGCTGCTCTCGAACCCGGCCCGTCTGCGGGGTCCGGCGTTCCAGATCATCAACCGGATGCAGCACATCCGTCCGGAGCACCAGGTCCTCGGCACGGCCGTCGCGCTGGTGGCGATCACCGAGACGCTGAACATCGACCTGTCCGTCCTGATCGGGCAGGCCAAGCGCGTTCTGGCCGACGTGGACGGCCCGTTCACCGAGCACATCCAGGCGATCCGCGACTTCGCCGCCAACGAAATGAGGAGAGTCTGATGAACAAGCAGCGCGCCCCCCGCAAACCGACCCAGATCGGGACCCCGCACCTCCGGCAGTTCCTCCGTGACCTGGCTGGCTTCACGTACCGCGTTCCGCGCCGGCTGCTAAAGCAGTGGCGAGGTGAGCGCGGCGGCAAGGTGATGGTGCAGCACTTGCGCACCAAGTCGCAGGCCGCGTCCGTTGCCGAACGGCAGGCCGAGGCATTGGTCCAGCGCCGTGTGCACTTCGCAGAGGTTGCCGCCCGGCGCCGCGCACTGGAGGCGAAGTGATGTACGTCTCCACACCCTCCATCCCCGCCCCCGTCCTCTCCCTGATGGAGAGCCGCCCGGCCATCCCTTCCGGCGTGATGGACGGCTACACCAATCGCAAGACCCGCAGGGTGTTCACGTCCCTGCTGCGCCGCGGTCACCTGGAAAAGTTGCCGCCGAGCCTGTTCCCGTTCGCGTTCATCTTCTACTTCGTAACCACCTACCCGGAGGCTTGCTTTGGACAGCTTCACCGCCGCGCGCACTGAGCTGGAGGAGCTGGGTTACGTCACCGACGAAACCCGCAGCCTCCTGTCCGCTGAGGACTTCCTGAAACTGATGGAGATGAGTAGTGGATCAGATTGATATCACACAAGCCATCGAGGTGATGCAGCACTTTGCCGCTGGCGGAAAAGTTGAGGTGAAGAACCTCGACGAAGGCCCGTCTGCGAATTGGCGGGGCTGCCCGTATCCGGCGTTTAACTGGGCTGACTTCGAGTATCGAATCCGGCAGCACACCCCTGTGGAACGCTGGGGGATCGAATGCCCGGACGGTGGCTTTGAAACCACTGTAGCCACCAAGGAACTGGCCATGAGCACTTGCGCCCCGGGCAGCCGCATCTTCCTGATGCGCGAGGTGGCGGAGTCGTGAGCACCCTCACCCTCCCAGCCGGCCCCGAGAAACTCCTGCTGCTCGACATAGAGGCGCTCAAGCGGAACACCGAGCGCCCCGGCCGCGGCGCCCCAGCCGTTTGCGTGGCGGTGCTGGCCGATGACAGCAGCGTCCAGTTCACGCACCGGGGATTCAACGCCCGCACCGCGACGGATGCCGTCGTGAAGCTGCACGTGTTTCCCCGCGGCCATAAGTTCCAGAAGCTGTACTACGCCGCCTGGGCAACTGACGGCGAAGTGGTGCTCGACGTGATCGGCAACCCGGCCCCCGCGTCCGCCCCCACCAACCATAGGCCGGCAAAGCCGGTTCTCCCGAAACCCAAGGTGAAGCCCTGATGGCAACCAAGAACACCAAGCAGAAAGACGACACGCCGACCCTGAACATCATCACCCCGAAGGGTGTGTCGATCTACCCGCGGCTGAACAAGCCGGACACCAAGTTCAACACGGCCGGCGTCTATGACTGCCGCCTGCGACTGGACCCGGACGACGCCGAGGTCGCGGCGCTGATCGAGAAGCTGACCAAGCTGCGCGACAAGTTCCACAAGGAGTTGGTCGCCGACCTCACCAAGAAGAAGAAGTCGGCAACAATCAAGAAGCTCAAGCTGCGCGACATCGGCACCCCCGACGTGGACGACAAGGACCAGGAAACCGGCCTGATCGTGCTCAAGGGCAAGACGATCGCCAGCGGCGCCTACTCGGACGGCAAGGCGTGGAAGCGCAAGCCGGTGATCTTCGACGCGAAGGGCAACAAGCTGAAAGACCCACCGCTGATCTACGGCGGCAGCGAACTCAAGATGGCCTGCCTGGCCCGCCCGTACCTGATGAAGTCCAGCTTCGAGGTCGGCGTCACGCTGTACCTCAACGCCGTGCAGATCATCAAGCTCGTATCCGGTGGTGGCCCGCAGGATGCCGAGGGCTTCGGCTTCGCCGAGGAGGATGGCTACGAGGCTGACGACGAGACCTTCGGTGGCGAAGAAGCCGAAGAATCCGATGCGGACGCCGCGGACGATAGCGACGACTTCTGATGGACGTCACGATCGGTATTAACCCGATCCCCTGCCCCCGGCCGCGCATTGCGGTCAGGGGCAAGTTCGCCAATGCCTACTACCCGGCGAGCTACAAGGATTGGAAGGAGCAGACGAAGGACCTGCTCGTGCAGGCGTTCGGCGGAAACACGCTGGGTTACAGGATGTCTGGTCCGTTGCGTCTGACTCTCGCTTTCCGCGTCCGGAAGCCGAAGTCCACGAAGCTCCGCTTCCCCGCACCCGACGTGGACAACTACGCGAAAGCTGCGATGGACGCCATCACCGCGGCCGGTCTGTGGGATGACGACAAGCAAGTGGTGACTCTCCTTGCGTCGAAGTCCTGGGCGGACGCGGGCTCCATCGGAATCAGCATCGAGGAGGAGCCATGAGCGCCCTCAAGTACAAGCCCCTGGTTCCCTCCCGCGTCAAGTACCTGGTGCTCCACCAGTCGGGCGCCGAGCGAGAGGATGGCGAGACCATGATCGAGATCGACCGTGTGCACCGTCGCCGCGGCCTGCTCCAGATTGGCTACCACTTCGTGATCCGTCGAGACGGCATGGTTGAACCTGGCCGTGACCTGGAGATTCCCGGTGCGCATGCCCGTGGCTTCAATCAGTTCTCCGTAGGCGTGTGCCTGATCGGCAAGGCCGGCGAGAAGCCGACCGATGCCCAGGTCCTCGCCGTCATGGAGCTGGCCAACCAGCTCGCGGCGAACTACCCGGCCATTGAGACGGTGGGCCACCAGGACCTCCCCGGCGCAGCCATAGCGTGCCCCGGGTGGAGTGTGAAAGAAACCATCCACTGAGTAAGACGCGGTGAAAGGCGCACACGGCCGCTAGTGCGCGGTCCCCGGCAGACGGGCGTCGTAAGAAAGTCTGCCACCCATTCAACACCCGAGGCACCCATGTCCGATGACTCCACGTGCATTGGCCATGAGCCATGCCCGAAGTGCGGCTCCCGAGACAACCTCGCCCGCTATTCAGACGGTCACGCCCACTGCTTCTCCCAGGGCTGTGGCTACTTCGAGCGCGGCTCCGGCGAGCCAACCCCCAAACCCCGCAGGAAGAAATCCATGACGCTAATTGACGGCGAAGTAAAGGCGCTCGCCAAGCGCGGCATCACGGAAGAAACCTGCAGGAAGTGGGGGTACAAGGTCGGAACGTCCGGTGGCAAGAAGGTGCAGATCGCCAACTACTGCGACGACTCCGGCCGACCCATTGCCCAGAAGCTCCGCTTCGCCGGCAAGAACTTCAAGTTCCTCGGCGATACGAAGAACGTGGGCTTGTACGGGCAGTGGTTGTGGCGTGATGGCGGCAAGATGGTGGTGGTCACCGAAGGCGAGATAGACGCCCTGAGTGTGAGCCAACTGCAGTCCAACAAATGGCCTGTGGTGTCGATCCCGAATGGTGCGCAAGGCGCAGCCAAGGCGATCGCTGGCTCCCTCGAATGGCTCTCTGGCTTCGAGAAGGTAGTGCTGATGCTGGACAACGATGATCCAGGCATCGACGCCACTGCCGAGTGCGCCGCCATCTTGCCGCCTGGACGCGCGTTCATCGCGCACATCGACGGCTACAAGGATGCCAACGCGGCACTGGTGGCCGGCAAGGGGTCCCGCGTCATCGACGCGATCTGGGCCGCTAAGGAGTACAGGCCGGACGGCATCGTAGACATCGAGTCAGTTATCGAGCGGGCATCATCCCCAACCGTCCTCGGCCTTCCGTGGCCTTGGGAGCCGCTGACGAAAGCGACTTATGGCCGCCGTCGTGGCGAGCTCTACGGCTTCGGTGGCGGCACCGGCATCGGCAAGACGACCACCTTCAAGATGGTGCAGGCACACGTGCTGGAGCACGACAAGCTGCCCATCGGCGTGTTCGCCCTGGAGGAGCCCGTGCATCACTCGGCCAAGACCCTGGCCGGCGTCATCGACGGCGCGCGCTATCACGTGCCCGGTGAGAAGTATGACCCGAAGCGCCTGCTGAAAACCCTGGAGTCCCTCAAGGGTCGCGTCTACTTCTACGACCACTTTGGCTCTGCCACGTGGGAGACCATCAAGGAAAAGATGCGCTACATGGCTCACGCCTTCGGGGTCAAGGACTTCTTCCTCGATCACCTGACGGCACTGGCAGCCACCCTGGACGAGGATGAGCGCAAGGCCATCGACGTGATGATGGCCGAGCTCTCCGCACTCACGATCGAACTTGACTGCACCATCTACTACGTCTCCCACCTGAGCACGCCCGAGGGCAAGTCCCACGAGGAAGGTGGACGGGTGATGGAGCGTCACTTCCGTGGCTCCCGAGCCATCGGCTACTGGTCGCACTTCCTGTTTGCCCTGGAGCGCGACAAGCAGGATGTCAATGGGATCACCACGTTCCGCGTCCTCAAGGACCGTTACACCGGCGACGCCACTGGTCTGACATTCGGCCTCCGCTACAACCGGGAGACCGGCCGGCAGGAAGTGTGCGCGCTGCCTGATGGCGACGGCGACAACCCATTCCCCACTGACGAGGAGTCGAACTTCTGATGTATCCGATGAACAACTCCGAGCTGTCCGCCGTGATAGCCAACACAGAGGAAGCCATTCGCCGGACCAACAACTACTCCTTAGAGCGTCCGTTGCTGGTCGAGCACCTCAAGGTCCTGCTGACTATCCAGGCGCAACGAGCCCGGGCAGAGCGGGTGGAGATTCCGGAGATTCCGTCGAGCGAGCGCGCCGTCATCCGCCGACGCTATGGCAATGGGGGTCTCCGATGAATCGGTTCAAGAAAAGTCCCGCGAAGCTCGTGCTGCTGGGCTTCGCCGCTCTCGTTTTGTGTCCCCTGTGGATACCCCTTTTGATCGTGTTCGCACTCCTCTACGCGCTCGGTGACCTGGCCTATGACCTGTGGACCACGTGGCATAGGGCGGTTACGGAACACGAGCTCGTTGCCGTGTGGAAAGCCTCCAGGGAGAACCAGCAATGCAAACCAGGCTAGGTTCATTCCTGGAAGCCTGGGCGAACATCATCGTGGGCTTCTCCATCAACTGGTTCGCCAACATGGCGATCCTCCCGCTGTTCGGTTTCAACGTGACCGGCGCCCAGGCGTTCGGCATTGGCCTGTTCTTTACCGCCATCTCGTTGGTCCGCAGCTACATCCTCCGTCGCTGGTTCAACGGCCTCAAGTTTGGCCACAAAAAGGATCATGCATGAATACCAATCGTGTTCCCTCGGCCGTCACGCTGACGACCACCCACGTCGACGCCAGCAACTCGAAGGAAGGCACGGAGCTGCTCGCCAAACTGATCCGTGAACGTGTGCAATTCTCCGTCGCTCCTGACGATACGGGCTGGGCGATCAGCTACATCGAGCATCGGGAGATCGAAGATCAGCCGGTGGTCGCATGAGCATCGGTGACGTCAACAGCAACGCCCGCGGCTCGGGCGCGCGCTACAACGACGGAAAGCCACCTGTCGATCTGATTCCCCTGAGCGCCATCGCTGCCAGCTTCAACGGTGTGTTCGGCGAGCGTACCCACACCCTTCTCCGGGCTGCTGTGCAGCGTTCGCTGGACATGCTGGGTGGTTTTCAAGAGACGGGCGACGCCACCTATCTGGCCTGTGCCATTGACGAGGTGCGTTTCGCCTGGCGCGATTGTGCGCGCGTGTTCGGCTACGGCAAGAAGAAGTATGCCCCGTGGAACTGGGCCAAAGGCATGTCCTGGTCGATCCCCCTGGGGTGCGCCGGTCGGCATGCGCTGTGTATCTTCGAGGGGCAGCTCGTCGACGACGAGTCCAGGCTGCCACACATCGGCCACTACCTGGCCAACCTGGTGATGCTCGACCACTACGTCGACAACTACCCCGAAGGCAACGATCTGCCGGACCCCAAGCTGTTCGAGGGGCGCAATGCAGAACGCCAAGACCATCCAATCATCATGCTCGACGACGTGCTCGCCGGCAAACCAATCTGCTGACCAATAGTTCCAGAGGAGGAACTGTATGCGATTCGCATCTATTCACGACGAGTGCTCGGTGTTGCCCTGGCGGGTCAAGCACCGGGCCATGCTCGGTGGTGGCGCACTGCGCAGTTACTTCGACGGAACGATGGTGAAGGACTACGACCTGTTCTTCGAGTCCCTGGCCGATTGGCAAGTCTGCGTCACCCAGTTGGATGCGGACCCCGCCTTTGCCATCCAGGCATCCGCCGCCGACACGCTGTACCCGACCTACGTCCACATCTACACCGGCCGGCTGTTCAACCTGATCGGGTTCCGCTTCTACCCCAACCCGCAGGAGCTGGCCCAGTCCTTCGACTTCCGTTGCACGGCGATGGCCCTGCGTCTCCGCGATCCCGCGCTGACGTTCTATGGCGTGCCGGGTGCTTCCGAGGATTGCGCCGCCAAGGCGCTGAACTTCCTGAACCTGCAGCCGACCAACCGCGTCGCCAAGCGGCTTCGCCGCTACGTCGACGAGCTCGGCTACACCCCCACCGACGACTTCGTGTCGAAGGTCGCCCACTGCGCCCACGTGACCAACCCCGGGTGCTCTTACAACGGAGACATTGCATGAACCTGTTCGCGCGCATCAAGGCCATGTTCGGCCGCCCGCAGCCCGCCCCGCAGCCCGCCCCGCAGCCCGTCGTCGATCGTCCGTTCCAGGTAGGCGATCGCGTCCTCGCAAATGACCCTGGTTACCACTTTGGCGCGCAGAGGGGAGTCATCACGAAAGCGTATTCCCCCCGCTGCTTCGCGGTGCGCCTGACCGCCTGGGACGAACCGACCGACGGCGGTCCTCATGGCTGGTCCTTCTACACCCACGAGCTCACGTTGCTGTCCTGACTGTGGACACTCCAGCGCTGGTCTTTGACCTGGAGACCGATGGTCTGCTCGACACCGTAACGAAGGTCCACTGCCTGAACATCATCGACCGCGCCACCGGCAAGCGCCTCCGCTTCAACGGGGGCGTTTACGGCAGCGGTGACAGGGCTCGCCGCGACGGGACGATCGAGGAAGGCGTTGAGCTGCTGCGCAAGGCTGACGTCATCGCTGGTCAGAACGTGATCGCCTACGACATCCCAGTGCTGGACAAGCTGTTCGGCTTCACGCCCACCGGCAAGGTGTTCGACACCCGGACGGCTTCACGTGTCATCTGGCCCAACCTGGCTGACATTGACTTCGCCGCGATCCGGGCGGGAAAGCGCCCCGACGACTTCCAGTCGAAGGGCTACGTCGGCAGCAACAAGCTGGCCGCCTGGGGCTTCCGCCTCGGGGAGTACAAGGGCGACTTCAATCCGAAGGACTACGGCTACACCTGGGCCACGTGCCCCTTCATGCTGGAGATGTCCGACTACTGCGAGCAGGACTGTGAGGTCACGCTCAAGTGGCTGGAGTTCATCGAGTCGCGCAACTACTCCCAGGAGTGCCTGGACCTGGAGATGCGCGTCGCCACGATCATCGCTGCCCAGGAACGCCACGGCTTCTGCTTCGACGTCCCCGCGGCGGAGAAGCTGGCCGCTTCCTTGATGGCCGAACGCGCCGAGCTGGAGTCCGCACTCACCTCCCTGTTCCCCCCGTGGAAGGCCAAGGACGGCAAGCCGTTCGTCCCGAAGCGCGACAACGCACGTTTTGGCTACACGGCCGGCGTGCCGGTGCAGAAGTACAAGACGGTGGTGTTCAACCCCGGCTCCCGCGATCACATTGCCGATCGCCTGATGACCGTGCACGGGTGGAAGCCCAAGGTGTTCACGCCCACGGGAAAGCCACAGATCGACGAGACGATCCTCGGTGCCCTGCCCTACAACGAGGCGAAGGAGCTGACCCGCTACATGCTGCTGGTGAAGCGGCTAGGCCAGCTCGCCGAGGGCTCCAAGGCGTGGCTCAAGAAGGTCAAGAAGGACGGCCGAATCCACGGCTCGGTGAACACCAACGGCGCTGTCACCGGCCGCATGACCCACTCCGACCCCAACGTCGCCCAGGTGGACAAGTGGGAGCCCATGCGTGCCCTGTGGACTGTTCCGAAGAACTACGTCCTGGTCGGCTGTGACGCCGAGGGCCTGGAGCTGCGCTCAATGGGCCACTACATGGCTCAGTGGGACGGCGGCGAGTATGCCGAGGCGGTGGCCAACGGCAAGAAAGAGAACGGCACAGACGTCCATACCGTGAACCAGAAGGCCATTGGCCTGAACAAGCGGGACAGCGCCAAGACGTTCATCTACGCGCTGATCTATGGCGCCGGCGACTTCAAGCTCGGCACCATCGTGCGCGACGACTACACCGACGAGCAACGAGCGAAGTTCAAAGTTCGGAAGGACTCCAAGACGTCTCTTGCTGCCCTCGGCAAGGCTCGCCGCGCCCGCCTGATGAAGGCCCTTCCCGCGCTCGGGAAGCTCACTGCTGCCGTCAAGAAGCGGGCCAAGCTCCGCGGCTACCTCAAGGGTCTCGATGGCCGAAAGCTGCACGTCCGCGCCGAGCATGCGGCACTGAACACCCTCCTGCAGTCTGCGGGTGCGGTGGCAATGAAGAAGGCCCTGGTGCTGTTTGCAGATGCGGTCGAGGCTGACCCGAAACTGCGCGGCAAGGTCCACCCGGTGGCGAACATCCACGACGAGTTCCAGATCGAAGTTCCTCCGAACCTGGCGCAAATCGTGGGCAAGCTCGCTGCCGATTCCATCACCAAAGCAGGCGAGCACTTCGGTTTTCGGTGCCCTCTGAGTGGTGCCTTTGATGTGGGCAAGAACTGGAGTGAAACCCACTGATGCGCACATCCAATCATCCAAGGAGTAGCACACTGATGCCACGTAGCATGCGAGCGAAACGAATCAAGCAGGTTGACCTCGACGAGTTCATTTCGCTCAGCAACAAGCAGAAGGGTCCCCGAGTCCTGCTGGCCGACATCGAGACGTTCCCGATCGAGGCATACATCTGGTCCCTGTGGAAGCCGCATGTAGGGCTAGAGCAGATCAAGCAGGACTGGACCCTGATGTCCTTCGCCGGCAAGTGGCTGGGCCAGCGTGAGGTCTACTACGCCGACGTGTCCGAGCGGGAGGACGTCCGCGACGACGCGCGCCTACTCATCGACGTCCACCGCCTGCTCAACAACGTGGACATTCTGATCGCCCACAATGGCCAGCGGTTCGACCTGCCGAAGCTCAAGGCTCGCATGGCCATCCGCGGCCTGTCGCCACTGCCACCGATCAAGGTGTTGGACACGCTGCTCCTGAATCGCCGCGCGTTCGGCTTCACGAGCCAGAAGCTCGCCTTCGTCAGCGAACTGTTCGCCGACCAGGCGAAGGATGCGCACAAGACCTTCCCCGGCTTCGAGCTGTGGCGGGAGTGCCTGTCTGGAAACCAGAAGGCGTGGCAGGAGTGCCGCGAGTACAACATCATTGACGTCACGTCGATGGAGGAGACCTACAAGGCGCTCCGTGGGTGGTATGAGGGTGCGCCGAACTTCGGCCCGTACATCTCCCCGAGCAAGGATGGTGCCGTCGTCTGCCCGACCTGTGGCAGCGAGCACGTCGAACGCCGAGGATCACGAGAGACCCAGGTGGGCATCTATGCCCGGTTCCACTGCTTGGATTGTGGCGGCTGGTCCCGTGGTCGCTACCAGGCCGTCTCCCGCAAGCTCCGTGAGCACATCCTCACCAACTAAAGTTCCACTCACGCAACTGTCCCGAGGTGACACCCATGCTCGAAAAGATCGTCTCGCTGCTCTCCTCCTTGTCGGCTGTTCCGCAGCCGATCTGGGCGATGCTCGGCGGCACTCTGGTGTCGTGGGGTGTCACCCAGCGGCTCAAGGACTACGTGTCACCCCACTGGCACGGGCAGACCGCTGACGTGGCTGTGCGTGCCATCGCCTTCACGGCGGGCACGCTGGCCACGGTGGGCCTGTGGTCCATCGGTGGCTTCGCTTCCCTGCCCCACGCTGCCACCGCGGCCCTGATCGTGGGCCTGTGGTCCCCGGCCACCTGGGACATCCTGACGATGTTCATCGGGTGGAAGTGGCCACGCCTGCGATTCCTCCTGACCCGCTGTGGTCATCGCATCAACAAGCGCGGTGGGGACACACCGTGAACGGCCTGACCATTGCGAAGGTCGCCGTTGCCCTGCTGCTGATCGGCGCCGGTTCCTACTTCGTCCTGTCCTACCAGCACATGACCACCCAGGTCGCCGAGCTCGCTCCCCTGAAAGAACAGGTGGTGGAGCTCCAGAGCCAGTACACCGAGCTCTCCAAGGAGGTGGTCCGCCGCGCGGCTGACGACGCACGTATCCGTGCCGGCCGGCGCTCCATCAACTCCCATCTCGACGAGGTAACCAATGAAGATTCTGCTGCTCGCGCTTATCTCGGCGAGCGCATTCCTGACGGGGTGCGCGCGGCATATCTCACGTCCGACACCGGACGCAAGCGCGTTCCTGCAGCCAACGCACATTGAGGGGAAGTACGCCTCAATGAATGGGCTGATGCAGGACCCCAACTCAACCACGCGCGATCTCGTCGACTTCGGTGGCAACGCCGACGACGCCAACCTTCGGTGCAACGCTGACAAAGCGAGTGCATTGAGCCTGCTGCAGGAGAAGAAGTGATGCGTATTGTGGATGCAGCACAGGTCGGTAAGAGCGAACGAATCCTTCTTGACCTGTTCGTACAGAACCTCCGGAACACGTTGGTCGACGAGGCCATCAAGGCAATCCGCCCGATAGTGGATGCCAAGGTGGATCGTATCGTCGCCGAGCTGGAGCCCGAGGTTCAACGGGAATACGACCTCCTCAAGCAGCGCACGGTGGTCCACTTCGTAGTGAATCGCCGCGGGGAGAAGCAGTGATGGATGACTCCCTGGCTCTGGTCACCTTCATCGGTGGCTCGGCCAATCTAACCCAGCGGGTATTACAACAGCGCGAGCTTGGTCCGTACTTCGACGTCGCGGTGATGCCGGACATTCGTGAGTACGGCCCCGGGTATGAGCCGATGCGGGTGGTTGCCAATCGTGAACGCTACATCCTGAAACAGGTAGCGAGATCGCATTTCGTAGCCCTCATCGAGTCCATCCGATGACTCCCAAGAACAAGGCTCGGACCCTCCTGATCGACGCCGACATCTTCGCCTACGCCGCCTCCGCCGTTTCCGAGAAGGTCTACTACTGGGACGGCCCCGGCTCGGAGCCCTCAGTCGACACCGAGGAGACCCCCGAGTCAGCCGGCAAGCTCGCCATCGAGCGCATCGAGAAGATCGCCAACCAGCTCAAGGCCAGCCGCATCGTGGTCTGTCTGACCGACGCCCACAACTTCCGAAAGGACGTGTGGCCGCAGTACAAGGCGAACCGAAAGGATGTACGTAGGCCGACCCACCTGATCGGCGTGAAGGATGCCCTGGCGTCCAAGTACGAGACGTACAAGCGTCCCGGCCTGGAGGCCGACGACTGCATGGGCATCCTGGCGACGCACAAGACCCTGATCCCTGGCGAGAAGGTCATCGTGTCCAGCGACAAGGACCTCAAGACGATCCCTGGGCTGCTGTTCAATCCGGACAAGGATCGGGTGCCCCATCGGATCACCAAGGTGGCCGCCGACAGGAACTTCCTGCAGCAGGTCATCACGGGTGATGCCACCGATGGCTACCCCGGATGCCCCGGTGTTGGTCCGAAGTCCAAGTTCGTAGGTCTGATCCACACGTGCACCACGCTCAGTGATATGTGGCGGCACGTCCTGGATGCCTACGCCAGTAAGGGCCTGACGGCCACCGATGCCGTCCTGCAGGCTCGCATGGCGCGCATCCTCCGGGCGACCGACTGGGACTTCAAGCTCAAGGCACCGAGGCTCTGGAGCCCGCCAATCTGACCACTGCCCACACTCGGATATACACAACATCTTGTGTGTGATCCCCGAGTTCACCCGAGTGCGGATGCATGACATCCGCCGAGGGCTGGTCTGCATCCCTGTTGCGCTTAACCGACGCTATCGGTAGTCCCGAGTGTGCAGCCGGGCACCCCCTTCTGATCCCCCTGACCTCTACTGGTCCGGGGGATTTTTTTTTCGAGGAGCTCCATGCCTGCACCCGCCACAAAGCCCGGCAAGCAGCGGGCCAACCTCCGCCGTCTGGTCGCCGCACACAGCGAGCTCGTTCTCGCCCTCGACCAGCTCTACCCATCCATGCCACCGAGTCTCGATGACTCGGAGCGCCTGGTGTGGGCCAAGGCCGGCGAGCGCCGCCTTGTCGACCACCTACTCACCCTACTGCGCGAGTCCAACGAGCGCGGCAACCTATTGGAGGACTGACCATGTGCTCAGCCCCGAAGATGCCAAAGCCGGACCCCGCAGCCGTGGCCGCGGCGAACAAGAAGCCGCAGTACCTACGCAACCCCTGGCTCGACAGCCTGTCGATCAACGGGGCCGGCGCCGGTTCCGGCCGCAACGACCTGGTGATCGACCCAGGCACCCGGCCCCAGGCCAACCCGGTCGCTCCGCCTCCGGTGACCACGCTGCCGAACTACACCGGCCCGTACCAGAACATCGGCTTCAACAGTGGCTACAACGGCGGCACCAACCGCGGACGTGGCAACCCCAAGCTGATCGGGTTTGAGCGATGAGTGCCCAGTCCGACTATAAGACCCTCCAGAACAACCGAAGCTCCGTCCTCATCCGCGCGCGCGAATGCTCCGCGCTGACGATCCCGGCCCTGCTTCCCCCGGAGGGCGCCAACGATTCCACCAGCCTGCCCACCCCGTTCCAATCGGTGGGTGCCGAGGGCGTCAACAACCTGGCGTCCAAGATTCTGTTTGCGCTGTTCCCACCTGGTGTGGCCTTCGCCCGCCTGACGGTTCCGCCGCGGGTGGCTTCGGGTAACCCGAACACCCTGGCCGAAGTCCAGAAGGCGCTGGCGGTTCTCGAAGGTCGCATCATGGACAAGTTCGAGACCAGCGTGCTGCGTCCCGTCCTGTCCCACATCATTTCCCACCTCATCGTGACCGGCAACCAGCTTGCCTACTTCAAGTCACCGACTGAGTTCGCCACCTACCGTCTCGATCAGTACGTGATCCGGCGCGACGCGATGGACCACCCGATCGACGGCGTGGTCAAGCAGAGCGTTCACCCGAGCACGCTGTCCCCCGAGATCGCTGCGACGTGCAAGGTCGACATGAAGGCCGACAAGTCCATCGACATCTACACGCGCATCGAGTGGCGTGAGAAGAAGGTCGAGTCGTGGCAGGAGATCAACGAGATTGAAGTCCCCGAGAGTCGGGGAAGCTGGCCCGTCGACAAGTCACCTTGGATGGTGCTCCGCTGGAAGGCGGTGCCTGGCACGGACTACGGCCGCGGTCATGTCGAGGAATACCTCGGCGCCCTGACTTCGCTCGAAGGTCTGTCTCAGTCGATCGTCGAGTTCGCCGCGGTGGCCTCCAAGATCGTGTTCCTGGTCCACCCCAACTCCACCACGGATGTTGAGGAAGTGAACCGCGCCGAGTCGGGCGAAGCCGTCACAGGCTCCAAGGCCGACATCGACACGCTCCAACTGGAGAAGTTCGCCGACTTCCAGGTGGCCGAGAAAGTGGTCGCCTCGCTGGAGAACCAGATCGCCCGTGCGTTCCTGTTGCGTTCCGCAATGACGCGAGACGCCGAACGTGTGACCGCCGAGGAAATCCGTGCGATCGCCCAGGAGCTCGAAGATGTGCTTGGTGGTGTTTACACCGTCCAGGCCAACGAGCTGCAGCTTCCGCTGGTTCGCCGCCTGATGGCGGTGATGACCGCCAAGCAGGAACTGCCGGCGCTCCCGAAGGGCTCCGTCGATCCGATCATCATCTCCGGCTTCCAGGCTCTTGGTCGCAACCAGGCCCTCAGCAAGCTCCGCGGATTCATCCAGGACTTCACTGCCCTACTCGGCCCGCAAGCGGCCCCGGCCTACCTCAAGCCTCTTGAGATCGGTACGCGGCTCGCTGTGGCGTGGGGCGTCGAAGGCTTGGGCGACATCCTCAAGACGGAGGACGAGGTTGCCCAGGATCAGCAGGACGCGAAGAACGCCCAGATGCTGCAAACCATGATGGACAAGGGCACCGGCCCGATGGCCAAAGCAATGGCAGAGCAAGGCAGTGGGGCTATCCCCGCGGCCGCTGCCCAACCCCAACAGTAACGAGGAGGTTACATGGCAAATGAAGTAGAAGCGCCGGCTCCAGGCACCCCGGAATACGACGCAGCGATGGCCGCCAAGGCCAAGGAAGGCGGCGTCACCACCGTCGACCACGACAACCCACCGGCCGAAGGCGCCGCCAACGAGAAGCCGGTTCGCCCCGAGCACATCCCGGAAAAGTTCTGGGATGCCGAGAAGGGTGCGGTGAATGTCGAGGCACTGGCCAAGTCCTACACGGAGCTGGAGAAGGTCCGCAGCAAGTCTGCGACCGAACCCACTGCCGAGGAAAAGGCTGCCGCCGAGAAGGCCGCGGCTGATGCCAAGGCTGCCGGTGGCGACGCTGGCGGTGAGGCTCTGCGAGCCAAGGCCGAACAGGAGTGGCGTGCCAACGGCACCCTCTCGGAGGAAACGTTCGCCGCCTATGAAAAGGTCGGCGTGACGCGTGACCAGATCGACACCTACATCGAGGGGCAGGAAGCCCTGGCCCGAGAGCGCGAGAGCGAAGCGTATGCGGTGGTCGGTGGCGAAGAGTCCTACAAGGCGATGCAGGCGTGGGCGAATGCCAACCTGACCCAGCCGGAGAAGGACGCCTACGACCGCGATGTGTTCGGCAAGGACAAGGCTGTGCGTGCAAACGCCATCCGTGGCCTGGCCGCCCGCTACGCGCAGTCCGAAGGTTCGGACGGCAAGATGGTGGTTCCCAACAGTGATGGTGGGAAGCAGGCCGGTGAACACTTCGGCTCGAAGGGCGAGATGATCGCCGCCATGCGTGATCCGAAGTACAAGACCTCCGCCACCTACCGCAACGAGGTAGCCCAGAAGATCGCCAACGCCGCCAAGGCAGGCGTCTATCTCGGCGTGAGCTGATCCCCATGCGGATTCCCAAGAGCTTCACCCTGGGACCCCACGAGATCAAGGTCCGCATCGTCTCCGAAAAGGAGATGACGAAGATCGACGCTGAATCCGAGCAGCCCTCGGAGGACGAATACGGCCCTCCGTTTGGCCTGTTCGTCCGCGGCGAGAACGCTCTGTACGTCCAAGAGGTGCGCAAGGGCTTCTGCAAGCAGCAGCAGCTCCACGCCTTCTGGCACGAATACTTCCACGCGTTGTTCTTCGCACTGAATCTGGACTTCGCCACCGACGAGGTGCTCGTTGACCAGTGTGGCCTGCTGATGCTGCAAGCACAGCAGACCATGAAGTATTGAGCGCGTCCTCCTCCGCGCTCTCTGTGCGCCCCGAGCGTACTCCCGGCAGAGGCCAACCCTCCTGGCCGGGACCCTTTCCCACCGTTAGCTCAAGCGCAGAGCGTCCCCCTTGGTGGGGGAAAGATGCGGATTCGACAACCGCACGGTGACCAGTTGCAGCAGGTTAGATCAGTGGCAGATCGCGGGGCCCATAACCCTGAGGTCGATGGTTCGATTCCATCACCTGCTACCACTTTGTTTC